ATTAGCAACGATATAAGCATTATCGCCTTGTACTACAGGATAAGCATTAGGTATCCTAGAATGATTGATATAACGACCAGCAGGTGTACGATTAACACCTATTCTAGCAACCGCTATTCTCTCACCTTCTTTAAATGTCTTAGTAGCAAACATTCCCTTTCCCTCTATCAATGAATCAGCAACAGTCACATTGTAACTTCCATCAGGAAATGGTATTTGGTCATCTTCATTGTTAGTTAATTCTTGTACTTTTTCGTGTGTTAATCCAAACTCTGCTATGGCTCTATAATAATCAACAGTATCATCAGCATTATCAAACCCTAATAACATATCACTTGATTTTTTATGCTCATCCCAAGTAATAGATTTTTTTAAATACATCTTTTCTAATTTCTCAGTATCAGTTTCACTTGTTGAAAACACATTTTGCCAAATAGTATCTTCATAGACAAAAGCAACTTTTCTACCTTTCTCTGATACGAATGTTTGTGGGGCTTTCATTTCTACCCATAAACCATCAGCACCTAAAAACTTAATGCGACCTTTAAGCATAATATTAAGATGTTTAGTCTTATGATAATGCCCCATCACAAAAGCACCTGCTTCCATTGAAACTTCACGAATATATATATTAGGTGCGAATCTATGAGTAACTGGTGCGTCTATCTGTTCCATATTCAATAGTGTGGCTTCCATATTCTGTGCCATATCTTCATCAAACTGCATCGGTAAGCAATAATCAGAATTATTAACTAATACGGTATTAGGCTCACTGTATTGGGAAAGCGAAGTATCTAATGCTTCTTGTGGCATACCTTGAATCATTCTCTACCCCAAGGAATGTCTTTCTGAATCTCACTAGCAAATTCAAACCCTTTATCACCTGAAAAATATGTTTGATGTTCTACGTGATTTGTATGCCTTCCAGTATTCCTTTCAAAGTCCACCCAAGCATTTGTAGCAGTAATACTAACAACTGATTTGCCCGACTTCATATCTTCTTTAATAGTAGGGGCATCCATTCTACCTTCCAACATAAGAATTGGGTCTGCCACCCAAGTTCCATCACTAGCCAAAAAGCCCATATATATCTTTAGTGGTCTATCAATATAATCTTCTGCTAAAACTAAATTTATATAAGTTTGGTCAACCCCTGATAATGAAACCTTAACAGCACTAACAACAATCTTAGACTGTTCAGATATATCAGAAATACTCAATAACCCACCTGCGGCATTATAAGTATTACCACCATAATCTATGTTATGGAAAGCATCAGTTGTGTAAGTAGTTTGAGCATCAAAATGAACTGACACTAAATGAATTGGTCTGTTTTGGTCTTTGGCTGATTCTGTTGCGTTAGTTCCAGTAATTCTAGCCATTAGAACACCTCAGTTAATTTAACTTTATAAGAAGTAAATCCACTATTATCAGCAGTCATCTTTTGAACATTATCATCAAGTGCCATAGTGAAAGGAACACTATTATAAGTAACCGCTTCATTATCAACTAAAGCAGTAATCAATGAAGGCTCAATAGTCAATGTAGTGGTAGCATCTGCTGTAAGCATATAAACTTTATCGTGACCATTAAACTTAATGAAGTCACCAGCCTTTAAAGTGCCAGTTAATCCATCACAAGCAATAGAAGAAGAACCAATAACATAACCAGCCCCATTATTAACAAGCAAAGTACCAGTAGCAGAGCCACTTGTATTTCCATATATAGTAGGAATATAAGCAAACGAACTGTATTGTCCTTTCTGAGATATGATAAACGCCCATAATGGGGCGAAGTCACTTCTATTTAATGGTGGATATGACAATTCAAAACTCCAACTTTGAGCACCAGTAGTCCTTGTCTGCCTTCTTAAATTCTGTGTAACACTAACAAAAGATACAGAATCGCTAGATATAGATATTTTGCTAGGTTTTGGCGTTGTAGGATAACTCATATTGCTACACTCTCCCCTTGTTCGTTAAATGCTGACCTAATTACACCAATTATTAAGTCGCTGTTCTCCATCATTGATTGTTGAAACGATTGTGAGTCCATAGCATTAACCGTGAAATCAATATTAACTTCATTAGTAGTTTGAAGCACTTGAGAACCACCAGCACTCTGTCCTTTAGTATGGTCTATTACAGTTTCATTGGGGTGCATTACAGCCATAAAACCACCCTTGCCATCTACACCACCTGACCTTGAACCAGTACCAGTAAAACCACCACCATCAAACGACTTCATAATAGCACTCACTGCCATAATTCCAGCAATAGCCAATAAAGCATTAGTACCAAATGATGCTAAAGAAGTCATCATAGCGGCAGGAGTCCAAGCGGCAGTTTCCGTAGCGGCAGCAGTAACAGAAGTTGTAGTTTTAGCGGCAGTACCTGAAGCGTGAATAGCAGTAGTTGCGGCTTCAACCGTACCAGCAGTAGTAACCTTTTGAACACCAAATATCTTTTCTTTAACAGCATTAACAGCCATCTGTACGCCTTCTTGAATTAAAGCACTAACAACATTACTTAAAATACTTTGACCAATCTTCTTCATAGTCAAATCTGACTTTTCACCATAAACAAGCATCTTAGCAGTGGCATCACCTATGCTTGAAGAGAATGTTCCACCTGGCCCAAATATCTCTGCGGCTTTTTCACCCATACGAGTAAAAATATCCTCATTTTTGGTATCCATATCATTCCAAACAGTTTCAAATTCTGTTTTGAAATTAACAAGTCCATCTTTTAACTTATCAAAGATGGTTAATTCTTCATCATCTCCACCTAAAATTATAGTAGGTGTTATTGGAGTTTCATTAACCTTATTAATATCCTCAATTATTTTAATAAGGTGTTCTCTTGTACTTGCGAAACTTATTGGCTCTAAATCTTCCATTGTCCTTGTTAAGGCAAGTTCAGCATTTAAATCTTTTATCTGTTCCAATGTTCTAAATGCGGCATCAGTTGACATTTTCATTCCATCAGCAAAACCTTCTGAAGCCCTAATATCATCTAATCTATCAAATAAACTTTGGATTTCTTCTTCTAAATCGGCTACTGAAGAAGCAAAAGGATTTAAATCGTGTATCTTTTTCATTGTAGAAATAAACACATTAGCCATCATCTCTACAGCATCAATAATAACTCCAACAGCAATCAAAACCTTAGTAGCCATCATCTTAGCCACAGCACCAATACCGCCCTCTTCTTTGACCTTCATCTCAACCCAAGCACGAATACCATTAGTGATTTCAGTAATAGCAGGTGCTAATTCAGCGATTGCCCTTCTAAATGATGATGTTAGAAACCCACTTAAACGAGCCATAGCATCGTTGGCTTCTTCTACACCTCTAGCAGTTTTCTCGCTCATTACCAAGCCTAAAGCCTCAGCCTCTTGCCACTGCTCACGCATAGCCTCAGAGCCTTGCTCAAGCATATTAATCATTAAACCACCACGAGCACCAAACAATCTATAGGCTAATTCTGCCTTCTCAGTTCTGTTTGTAATTCCTGCTGTAGCGTCTGCCACATCTAACATCACATCCTCAACGGGTCTTAAATCTCCGTGTAAGTCGGTAGCCTTAATTCCATATTTCTTGAATATGTCAATAGCCGCACCAGTACCTATAGCAACATCTGCCATATTAACTGCGAGTTTCTGTACTGCCTTATCAACAGTAGTAGCACCCATACCAGCCAAATTACCAGCGTGTCGTAGTTTCTGTAATGATTCAACACTAACACCGATTGCCCTTGACATCTTAGCCATAGCATCAGTAGCGTCTAATGATTTTTTAACAAAGTAGCCAATAGTAAGTAGTACACCAGCACCAATAGCACCGAATTTTGCAAATGACTTACCTATACCACCAATAGCACCACCAATCTTCTTAGCGGCTTTACCTATCCTTAGTATTGCTTTTCTTGCTTTGTTTGCCCCACTAATTGCTTGTGAGGGGTCAACCTTAATTCCTAATGTTGCTAAGTTAGTTGCCATTCTTTTCACCCTTTAATTCAAAATAAGCCGACCAAGTTACAAGTTCGACTACACTAAAATCCATCACTTCGCTAATAGATTTCTGTAAACGGTCTGCCAAATGACAATAAAACATTAAGTCGTTATCCGACTTTAAGACTTTTTTACATCATCTACCGTTGGCTCATCACTAGCAATTTCTTCAACAATGCGACTAACAACTTCAGGGTCATAGGCTCTCATCATTTCGTTTAATTCGTGTGAACGCCATATAGCCTTTCCATCTTCATCTAACGCTCTCATAATCAAAGACATATAGACTGACTCAATCTGTTTGTCTTGTGAATATAATTTAAGGATTTGGGTTTGTTGCTTTCCAGTAATAGCACCTTTATAGTAAATCTTACCATCCCATTCAGGAACATCAATAGACAACAACTCGCCCGATAACTTCGCCTTGAAATGAGCCGAAGCGTTTTCCTTAATACCCACTATACAT